GGGATCGTCGTAAAGAGCCGACAGCGTTTTAAGACGTTCATCGTAGCCTTCCATCGTCTTGAAGTACTCTTCATACGTCGACTTGATTTTTTCAAGCTCGGCATCTTCAATATTCATCTGTTTCTCGACCATACCTTGGAACAAGGAGGCAGGATTCATCTTTCCATTGTCCGCCCCAAAGCGAGGGGTTGTTCCAAGTGACAATGCATCCTCGTAAACGCCTTTTTTCCCTTCAGCCTGCAAAAGCTTCGCCCTTAAATCCGCCAAATCCCTGATGCCTTGCATCTCAATGCCATAGGCTGTCATACGCTCTTGGGTTCTCAAAATCGTATTTGATGCGGCGCTGCGTTCTGCTTCCAGAGCATCTATAGCCATTTGTACTTTGGCTTTGCGCAACGCTTCAACAGCATCCGATTCGATTTCCCAGCCTTCAGCAGTCTTATGAATCTTGCTGGTTAACTCTGGATACTTCAGAATCAAATCAGCCGCAGCCGAAGCATTGAGTTTTTGACCGTCCTTTAAATCGGCCTGAAGCGAATTAAGTTCGGATATGGCTGAACCGGCTGTTTTTAACGCCTCGCTTACATCCGAAATGGATTCAGACATATCATCTGCTGACACGCCGCCGTCTTCCATCTCTTCAGCTAAAGCAGCCACTGTTTTGGCTGTCGCGGTTGAAGTGCCGCCCAGAAGATTCAACGTTTCGCGGCTGGAGCGTATCTTTTGCTCAAGTGTTTCTATTTCCTCGCTCAGTTCGACTATTTTCTTTGGAGCAAAAATCTCCGCTCGATCTGTATCAAATAGCGATTGCATCTGGTAAACACGTTTTTTCAAAGTCTCTTCCATTCTTTTCTCTTTAAAGTCCTGGTTGACTTCTTTACGCGAATCCATGTATTTAATCAAGATGTCGAGATCTTTTTTTGCCCGCTCGATGGATTTAGTAGCACTCTTTATTTCCTGCTCTTCCACAGCGAACAAGGCTTCCTTGTACTCCTTGGAAAAATTCTTGACCTTTTCCGTTGCGATATCAATCGCTTGTCCGTTTTGATCCCACGCTGATACAAGATCCGGCATGGTTTTACTAATTTTCTCGATAACAACGGAAAGTTCAGACTTAGCCTTAGTTATTTCTTTGTCCGATGCCGTGTTGCTGTCTACAATAGACTTCAACTCTTTATAGCGTTCGGTTAGCGCGTAGGCATCTCGCTCAGTCTGCTTGGTTGTATCAATGACTTCGTTTTGCGCGCCCTTGAAGTATGACCAGGCAGTTGTAACAATTCCAACCGCTACTGCAATTGCGGTGAGTGCAGCTCCAATAGGCGTTGCGATAAACGCCTTTTGCGAAGCATTAGCCGCATCAGTTGCAACCTTCACTCCCAGCAGGGTACGAGACACGGTAACAAGTCCTTTAACCAATGCAATCAGAGAGTTGCCCGTCATCAGCCTCGTGGTTGTGTTAAGTGCTAATAGTGCTGTACCCAATAACAAGGTTACGGTTAGCGTATTTCTAATCGGCTCCGGCAAGGATGTAAATCCATCGACCATGAGAGTGCCGGTTCTAACGATTTCCTTCATGATCGCTAACAAACCGCTATCGCCCAAAGTGATGATTAACTCATCCCATGCCGCCTTAAGCTGTAGGGATTGTTTCTCCAGCGTCGTCATTGCAAGGGCATTTTCTCGTTGAGCTGATCCAAAAGAGTTTTCCGCCACTGTCGCAATGTCTATCGCTTTAGAATAGTTGTTCATCAAGGCGATGAAACGGGAAGCCTGGTCGCCACGCGCTACAGCCTGCGTAATCTCATGGCGCTGTGCATCAGCAAGTGTATACCACTGTGCGGCGATTCGGTCCAAGAGTTCGCTGAAGCCCATCATATCGCCGTTAGCCTGCTTAATCGTACCTACGTACTTTTCAAGCTTCTCAATGGCGATATCCCGGCTGGAGAAGGAAATAAAGGACTTAATCGCGTTACCCGCAACAGAACCCGTAAAGCCCGCCTGATTAAGTACGGTTAAGTAACCAATCAAATCATTGACTTCAACCTTCGCATTCGTAGCCGACGCACCCACACGGTTGATACCTTCAAGAATCTTCTTGGATGTCGTCGGGAAGTTATTCGAGACTTCGTTCAGCTTATCAAGCAAGCGTTCGGAGTCTTCAGCAGCTAGTCCAAGGTTGAGAATAGCGCCAGTCATTAACTCTTGCGCCTGAGCTGCATTGTTAAATGATTGCTCGACGTTAGCGGCCATTAGCGCGGTGGATGCGAGTGATTCCGTCTGCCGCTCATTAAAGCCTTGCTGGGCGATAAGGCTATATACTTCGCCCACTTCTTTAAGGGCATATCCATATTCCTTCGCGTTATTGATTGCTGATTGCTTTACAAATTCGACATCCGCAGTATCGCCCATTACACGCTTGATATTAACCATTTCATACTCGAAGGCTTTCATGACATTGATAGCTTCGCTCGCACCGCGCACGAGGCTGTAGTACATCGTTCCTGCCATCAGATATTGCCCTGACCGTTCAAGGATCGAATTTCCGTTTGCCAATCGTTCCATACGAGCCTGATACAACTGGTTTTGCTGCGTCATTTTTGCGTGATGGCGTTCTTCTTCAAGCTCTAGCTTTCGATGACCATTCTTCATAAGCTGGAATTGCCTATCGATTCTTGCTTGAGCTAAGTTTTCGACGGAACCAGCAGTAAGTGCTTTTTGTTGCAAGGTCGCCATCCGCTGCTGATGTTCTTTTTCTTGCTGGAGAATAGCATCATTGCGCTTTTGCACAATCAGTTGTTGGGCCTTCAGCTTTTCTTCCGTAATGCTGTTGACCTGATCCATTTGGGCCTTCTTCGCATTTAACAATCCTGCTTGCGCTTCTCGTTGCTTGATAAGGGCATCCGACTCAGCTAGGATCTTTCTTCTTCGCTCTTCGGATGTAAGAGCCGCTTTGTCTGCCGCCGAAGCAATGGCAGAGTACTTTTTATGCGTATCAACCAAAACGCTGTTAAGATGTTGAAACGCTTCCGCATTACTTCTCGCTCCGTCATCGATTTGCTTAAATGCCGGAAGGATCTTGGACGTATCAAAATTTATTCGAGCGCCAACAACGTCTTTGCCTAATTCGTCCATTCTCTTCACCTCCCGTTTTCAAATAAAAAAGGGAAACTCCCTGTGAGAGCTTCCCTTTATCCGCGTATCCATCTACCTTAATGATAAATCTGTTTCACTTCGTTCAAGCTTCTTTTTTGGTGCGGATAACGTAAAAAAAGGCGCACTATACCATTTGGTACAGTGCGCCTCAGCTCAGGAAAATTTTCCTTAGCTCATTTTAAAATATACCCAAATCAGAAAGAGACTTTGCCTTCTTCGGCTTCTTGTCCACTGATCCGCCATGCAGGATGATATCAAATTCTTCTTTCCGATTCTTGAGCTTTGCCAAAGCCCTGATTTTCGGGTAAGTAAGGTTTTCCCATTCACTATCCGATATGCCCATGCTGATACACAAAGCCCAAAGCGCTAACCAGTCAGTTGCTTGCTTTGTGTTGTCGTCATCAGGCTCGTGTTCTTCATCCGGGTCATTCGGGAACGATTCCTCATAGAAATCGATTAAGGAGATTGCCCAACTCCTTTATGCCTTCTTCATCTACCGAATCGTATTCGTCATCAGACAGTCCGCCTTCCAGAATTAAATTGAATGCTTTTCTGTAGGTAGCTTCGGCATTTGGAAAGTCGAATTGGTCATCTTCAAAGTAACCCTTTGAGCGTCCAATGCAAAACTGAAAACGATATCTGATGCCGGTCATTAGTTGGCGCAGCTCGCGGATTGTTTTAATTGTGCCGATTTTAATCTGCTTAGAAAGCGTACCGGACAAGCGGATTTCCGTTCCCTTGTTCAAGGTTTGATCAAGGTTGTCTTTAGGTGTTTCTTCTGGCTGGACGATTGGCGGCATTATGTTACCCTCCTAAGTTTTAAAAAGATAGTCCCCCGCCATTAATAGCGAGGGACTTCGGATTATGAAACGTATGCAAATACAATTTCAGCAGCTACGCCGTTCGGATTATCTTCGGTAACGTAACCCTCAAGAACCTCAAGCTGCAATTGGTTCACGGATGGTGTTTTCCGCTGTGCGCCGATGTTTGTTGTACCGCCGCCAATAGCATTGTAGATGGTTAGCTGACACTGAACCGTTTTTCTGCTGCGGTCATCCAGCAGTTCGAAGCGGTGGACAAATTTGAAAGGTTTCGGTTTTCGCAAGCCGTCAAACTCAGTATATTCCGCTTTTGTAGCGGACCATTTGTAGTCAACGAGAATAACCTTTCCTGCATTGGCTTCAGCGGATGTAATGAGTCCGCCCTCACTGATCGAATATTGAGTTGCTGTCGGAGTCGCAGCAGCCCGTTCCAGCGGTATCAATTTCCCGTCATCGTCCTTCAGATGCACGGATTCGCTCAACGCCACGATGCCGCTAATACCATACTTCTCGACGCCTTTGATTTGGTAGCCGGAGGCCGTCAATACCCCTTCTTCCATTTCATCCATGTTCTTCGCACCGGATTTCGTCTTCGAACCTTGCGTAATCTCCGCAAGCGCTGGAGAATAACGCGGAACTTCGATTGTAACAACGTCTTGCAAGTCCTGAGCCGTCAGGTGAAACGCATAGCCGGATTCGCCGCCAAATACTTTGTTCCACGAAAACTGCGGCGCGAAAATAACGCTGTTGATTTTTTCATCCACATACTTCAGGTTCCCGTCTTCATCGCGGAACCAAATTGTACCCACGCCATCAATAACAACTGGATTCATTCAATTCATCCTCTCACTTTATGTTTATGGTTAAACAAGGCCCCAAAGGAGATTATCAATCTCTTGAAGGCGCTTGTATTCATCGGTATGCTTGTAGCTTTCGTCGTCCGGCAGAATAACGTTCATGAGTCCGAGTTTCGTTGCGAGTTGGATTTTCTCTTTAATCAACGATTCTAACTCGGACTTAGGCTGTTCTTCAGGTCCGGGGTGCGCTTTTCGCTTGCTGGTTGCAGTCATGTCTATCACCTCAATTCATCCTGAGATAATCCACATCATAGATGGCCTTGTATCCCTTAACACCTGTAATGCCGGTTGCGAAATCTGCATCATATGTCAGTACACAACGATAGGTATTCAAATCCTCAGTCCGAAGATTTTCGTCATGCAAGATTCCGAAAGCAGTGCCTGCCATTTTGCGCGCCGCCACTGAGGTCTGTGCATAAAAATCAAGGCAGAATTTCCCTTGAAACACTAGCGGATTCCTTCCGAACCGTCCCGGCATGACGTATATTTGCAACTGAGGAACGTTTTCCGAAATGAAAGCTGAATCAGGCTCCAATCCCTTAACCAGCCGATTCACAATTGCCTCTGGAGGCGATAAAGGTGTAAGGGCAAAGTAGGCCATGAATACTTCATCTCGTTTGAGGAGGCTATATACTGCCTCTATTAAATCCTGACTCAAATTGTCACCTCACTTTGAAATATTTGTGATAAGGGAAAGTCATAATGACGCTTTGCAAACCTTGCAGGATGCGGTCACGGTTAGCTTGCAATGCTTGGCGCAAGAAGAATGTTGGCGGCGTAGGTCCAAAACGTTTATCGATATCGCCCCGCGCTGCCAACTCTTCTAAATCCACGCCCGCCATGCTGCCTTTTGATTTTTTCGTTGTGCCGTCGATGGATTTGTAACGACCAGCTCCACGTCCTGCAACTACTCGGCTAGATCGAGAGCGGAAGCTATTCCACAATTCGGAGTTCATATAGTTGACGAGTCCAGGGTTCTCGTTCGGTCCAGCCATCAGGGAACCTTTACCGAATTGCTCAAGCCAAGCCTGCCAGTAGTCTGCGGTGATCTCCATCGAAAACATGTCTGAAGCCAGCACCTCCAAGCGGCGTCGAAGATGGTTTCGGACTTCGGGGTAATACCTGACATTGCTCTTCGCGGTTTCCTCCACAAGCTCCGATAGCGAAATGACCTCTTTAATCAATTCGTTTCGCAAGTCTCGCTCCGCAGCTTGATAGTTGTATCCTGTATATCCGTTCATCTCATATCCTCCGATAACTGCACATGTAAAAGTTGCGGATACTTGATTCGATCTACGACATCCACCTGATAAGACCGACCATCCAATATAATCCGATCCGGCGATCACACTGAAGAACAAGGACATACTTCGTTGTCGAAAGCAGCCCTGGTTCATCCATTTTGAGTTGTGCTGTCACGTATTGGGCAAAGGAACTTATAGATTCAGCTACCGGCTTGAATTCTGGCCCGCCGATTGGATTATCCTTTTCATCGTAAGCTTGAGTGTAGCGTTGAACGGTGATTGTCACATTGGTCTTCAGCAACGAGCAGTATTTGTCTCTACCAACTGTATCGCGCTTCGTAAGAACGAGAAAAAGAGCGTCGGTTTCAACCGTCATGCCCAAATCTACTGAAGATGACGGTGAAAACACACCGTTGTAGACGTATTCTTTGCCCATTACAGTCGTTGCCTTGGTTTCACGGGATAAGATTACCTTTTCTTCATTCCCGTCCACTACACAAGGCGTATGGCGATGTGAAAACTCCTGAAACAATTCCTCACCTCATTCGCCTAGATTCCTTTGCTCTAGTTGGACCTGCAACACCGAAAACAGGCGTGAAGCCAAACGAGTCCTCGTCGATTATAGAAAGTAATTCGTTCATCTCTTCTTGCAATTGATCTCTTATCTTGTTCCAATTCACCTCTCGATTTTGGATGGTAAAATCAAAATCCTTCTTCGCTTTTTTGATTCGTGCAGACATAGAAGGAACAAGAATAACCGCTACCGAACATACGGCAGCGGCGTACAGATAACTTAAATTATCACCAGTTAGATTAGAGTAGTTCGGAAAGCTAGCAATGACCTTTCCTTCAGCAACCGGCAATACGGAAGGCGCATCTATTTCAGTATCAGAAAGCACGTCCTCACCGACACCTAACCGACTTCGAACTTCTTCGTGATAGGTGTCGGTGATGAGAATTCTATTGGGCATTCGCACCACCGCCTGCGGCGATAGCTGCTTTTAATTCCTCAACACTCATCTTGGTATAACCAGCAATCTTCAGCTCTTTTGCTGTTGCTTTCAACTCTTTCAGTTCCGAATCTAATTGGAGTTCATCCAATTGTCGTTGAAGTAGTTCTTCACGCTCTTTGGATTTCTCCAACTCAACCTGTAATTCAAGCTCTCTTTCACTAGGGTTATCGCTTAACACTTCATTACTTTCAACAATAACCGCAAGTAATTCGCCAGTTGCAGCATTACGAGTTTGCTTAATAGCGATGTTAACAAGTCCTTCGGGGGCATCAGTTACGATGTCCCCTGCATTGTATTCCCCTACAGCATCGACAAGCACTTTGACAATTGTCATAATAGTCAGCCCCCTTAAGCCACAGTGCCAAAAATATGCCAATTGACATACTTAAGCTTCGGAAGAACTGTCGCGCCGTTGATAACTTGCCATTGATCAGGATCACCATGAATGAGTTTAGTGAGAGCGAATTTTCCTGGATGCCCATTGAAGATGTCCTCATAATTATTCGGGCTTGTAACAAGGTCCATCATCGAACCCGTCATCCCTTGCCCAAGAATGATTACTGCGTTATCAGGGATAAACGGATAAAAGTTTCCGTTCTCATCAATGTAGCCGCCATCATAGACTTCATATTCCAGGCCGTTCAAGTTTTGATCGATGATTGTGGAAAGTGTGTCTGACGTAACAACATTCTTTCCATGAGTATGTTTAAGCAGATCACGGATCTTCTGATTTTGTTTAAGATACGTGTCCACTTTTTTGTTGGCGATAATTTTTACCGCCCTTGCGCCGCTACCTCTGAAGCGAAGAATCCAATCGTCCAAATCCTTGAGTGGATCAGCATTGGCAGTATCGCTCCAAAGAACAGAAGCTGTTGGTTTGTTGTTTGCTGGTACACCATAATTAATGGTCAAAGCAGGCTTGTTTGCCGTTGCAGGAACAACGAGAGAACCAGTTAGAGACTGCCACCTCATCCACTCAAAGCGAGTCTCAAGTCTTGCATTCAGGCCAATCATTCGTTCAATCATGAATTCTTCGGCCCAAGTTTGATCAAGCTTGTTGCCGGGCTTACGCAAAACAGCCATCTTTTCGCGATCGATAACAATCTTCTCTCTCCACTCTTGGTTCGTAAAACTCATGTTCTTTACTACCGGTGGAGTATGAATAGGTGAAGGATCGTTAAGGCCAGTCGGCGGCGTCATTCCTGTATCGTCGTACGTGATATCGTACTCGATTGTGAGACCTCTTTCTGTTTTTAAGTCGACACCACCTGTCAAAAGTTGAGCACCACGGAATGAATTAATATCTGTACGAATGTTTTGGACAACTTCTGTTAGAAACAATGGATCAAGTACGTTAATCGCCATCACTAATATCCCCCTTATACGAAGTAGCAAAGACGCAGCGCCGTTTTAGCCGCTTCATCAATACCTGTCAGTTTTGATTCAGTGAAAATTCCAGAAATCCATGCAGAAGCACCGATATCCGAGTCTGTTGTATCATGTGAGTTATCTAGGATGCATACAGCTTTTTGCGATCCGTCCGTTGCGTCAGTTTTGTAAGGGACGAATTTGCCAGAGGAAGTTACACGACCTAACACTGTGCCTTTATTGACTACCCCATTCCCTTTCGCCAAAAGAACTCCACCCGGGAGTCTCGCTTGCAGATCGGTTGAAGCAAGTACCTCAATAAATTCCTGCGTATAAATCGCTCCAGGGCCAGGTGCGCCATTATATTGAGCATGATTCATTTTTATTTGTCCCCCTTCAGTAGATTACTGTGCCCGGTGTTTTTAAGAGCTGCTACTGCATCTTCTCTCGCTGTAGCCCGAAGTTGTTCTGGAGTTGGATTTTCGCCATTTGACTGAGGATTGCCTGGAGCCAATCCACTTAACGCACCCGCAGGAAGGTCTACACCATTGCCTTGCGTGTGTTGACCGCCACCACCAAGGATTACTTTGGCTTGTGCGTTATAAGTATCACGGATTTTTTCAACTTCAGTTGCAGACAGAGAATTGAATGAAAGTTTCATTACATCCACATTAAAAGCTTCGCCTAACGCACGTACACCAGCACCGCAAGTTTCTTCAACGAGTTTGAGTTTGTATACCTTCCCATCCTCAGCCTGGGCAGTAAGAGTAGCGAGTCTACCAAGAATCTCAGAATCGCCTTGAGCGTTTAGCGATATTCGAATCTGGTCCAACAAACCTGTCGCCGTTGTGAGTGCAGTTTTCGTTTGTTGCAACGTCAGTTCCATTTCCTTTTGAGTATCACCCATTATTTCATCTCCTCCGGCCAACGTAATGGCCTTTTCATTATTTTCAATGTTTCTTTCTGATTGACTGAGTACAAAAGCGGATAGACCGCCCTTATTGCTGAAAAAATAAAAGACGCGTTCGTCGCCAGTAAGCGATTTAGCGTCTAAAGACAATGGTTCATATTTAACTGGGGTTACATCTTGACTATCCCGACTATGAGAAGCTAAAGAACTCCTTTTAAATCCAGCACCTTCATAACCTCCATCAAATACAATGGAGTTTTCCATGATATAACCATCGTCAGCCAGTACAAGGCATTCTTTACCGTCATAGGTTTGACCACGTAAATGAGAACATTCCGATCCCCTGAAGTAGTTTCCACCACATATACTGCAAGTGTGCTTAGTCGTTATAAACCCCGCAGATGTGTCGAAGATCGTACCTGCATCAATCCCCGATGCAAGTTGATCAGTCGAAATTCCGTTTGCTTCTTGCCCCTTGATCATGTAATGATCTCCGTAAAGTTCCAACTCACCGTTCTCTTCAACGATTCGACTGTCGAACGTTCGACCATACGGAAAGGATAACGACTCCCACTTCATCCACGGATGATCAACCAGAAGAGCTATTCCCTCTTTGACTTGATCAGCCATCTTTCTTAGGAAATTAGGTGTTATTTTCATCCTGTACTTTTCAATTCGCTTTGTACCGATAATTTTTGCTTGAAACACATGAGCCTGATCATCGGTTATTGGAACAAGTGCGAGTCGGTTTATTTTGCTCAATTGCTCTGTAGTTGGTGCTGCCAATGGATACTCACCTCCTCAATTCTTCATTTCGATAGATTACATGTGCGACGGCCAGTTCCGCTGTCCGGCTATTCACCGTTTGGCGTTCCTTAGCTCCGATAAAGAACGATTCTTCCTACTGTAGGTTCCATTAGCACTACTCACCTCCTTCCGGTGAAATAGGTTCAGTCGCCTTGCCTTTGCGCTCCAACATTTCGATTAACTCTAACGGGATATTCGGATTCAGCCCCAATGTCCAACGAATTTCTTCAGCAGCTTCTTTCGGTGTAATGTAGCTTTCTTTTTCCGCTGTAATGTAATTGTTGATTTTAGAGTTCCTATCTCGCTCGACTTCATTTTCGGACCGCAAGTCGATAGGCAAATAATCCACTTCAACGTGTGTTTGTATCCCTCTAATTCTGGCTGACAACGAAAAAGCCCGCTGCCAGAAACGTTTGGTTACGCTCCGCGCGGACTCTACATTCTTAATATATATTTGGGTATCAATTGAGCTGTATGTTTCCGTTGACCCTTGGTGACGCGAAAGAATTGTAAGGAGCGTCTTAAGTGAAGTCGCCATTTGAGTGTCGATGATATCAATGAGTTTCTTAATATCGATCATAGGTCCAGCGTTCCCGCCTTTAAGATACTCAACCTTCACACTATCCCAATGGAATAATGAATCATCTGGATTTAGTGATTCAAAGTGCGATTGTATTTCTTCCAAGCGGTTTTTCAAGTAAGCAGATTGCTTCGCAGGATCGTTCGCAATGTTCTTAGGCATATTCTTTATCATGATTTCTTCCATGACTGAAATATCCATCCTCGGATAACCTTGATTATGAACAACCGCCTTTAAATCCTGAAGAACCTGAAGATGGAAGAAGACTATTTGAAGAACTGGAAGCATCGGCGTTCGACCGTATGGGTCATCAACCATTGGATCAAATTCTTCATAGATGAATGTAGGAGTGTCAATTTTCTTATATTGGCCGAACCATTCTTCTCCCGATCTTCGCTTTGGATGCTTAACATATTGCCAAGGTGTTAATCTATCCGTGTTTTGCTCTCGTCTGAACCATATTAAAGAAGGATCGACTGGAACGATATCAATAACGTCATTACAATTTTCATTCAAAACAACTTCGCCTGCGCAAGCTCCTCTTACCATGACCATCATACGTTGTATCGTATCGAGTTTATCCAGTGATCGACCATGCTGGTAGCCCGGAGAAGGAAGGGGTGAATTCAGCATTCGTTTCAATTCATCAAGCATTCGTTGTCCGTTCTTATCATCCTCGCCTTTAACTTTCTTTGCAGTAAACGTCAACGGCGTATCTCCCATCCTCAAGTATGTGTACAGAGCATAGGAAACGTCCGGGTGAACTGATATTAATAGCTCAAGCAATTCTTCTGCCGTATAACTCTGCAAATTCGTAAAGTCGATGTTATGAGCTTGCTGGTATTTCTTTGGTAGCCAATTAAAAATCCCCCAGGGATTAGCACTCTTAGGAATCGTAGTTCTTCCAATCCCCAACATTTGACGTTTAATCGCATTGGGCAGGACTTTCAATACTAAAGAGTAGATAGTTTTATGATACCATTTCAATTTTACACCGCCTCTCAGTCGAACAAAAAAAAGCGCCAACAGTAAATGCCGACGCTCACTCTTATCTATTTACATATTATCATTGTGAAAATCCGCTTTTACTCCGGTTTTTCAGCAATTCTTGTAATTGGCGATAAACTCTTTACCATTCTTATAATTCCTATTGGTTCTGGAAAGATAATACTGATTGTCTCACCTGAATCAACCAAGACTGTGCCTTCTCCCCATCGTTGGTGAAAGACTCTATCACCTGTGATATATAAATCATCGGTTTGGTTAACAATATTCTTACTCCGATAAAATTTTGAACCGTCTTTTCGTCGAACTAAAACTAAATTAGTATTATTTAGTTTGTTCTTCTCTTCCTCGCTGTCATTAAACAAATATAATTCCCGAACTTCGTTTACCGCAGCTTCATCAATAACTTGCTTCAAATGCTTTTGTGCATATTCTAAAAATTGATGTGATCCATACATGTGAAAATTTTGTTCTGTATGAAACAAAAATTCATCTATTAATTCTACCCGTGGGCCAATAGTCTTACCTAGTTCCTTTTTCCACCAATCTTCTTTCGTATCATCTGTTACTAATATAACAGAACTTCTTCTAAGTCGTGCTTCGTTTATTATCTGTTTCCAAACAATCAAATCTCCATACTTACTTTCAACAACAAGTCCCTGATAATGTTTTTTATCTTTTTTAGATTCCCCGTCTTTATATCCAGGTGGACGTTCCTGTTTAAATCTTATTTCGCCTTCTTTGTAAATTGAATCAAGTTCAACTTGTGTAAAAGGAGCTCCCATCTGTTTGATATTGTTATCCAAGAAATCTCTAATGGTATCGTTTTCAATGTAATTAGGGTGTGATTCTTTTTGTCCTTCAATATCATGAACCAATTCCTTAAATGAATCCCTGATAGTTTCTTTAATACTGCCCACATCAATTATAGGGTGTTTTTTGGAATATTCATTCAGTTCTTTTGTTAACTGAGCTATAATTGATTCTGATGCGTTCGTCAATGATTTCTTTACACTCTGATATGCTTCCACCTGCTCCCAAATAACTCTCACTCGATTAGAATGATATTCAAGTGCTACTTGGTGCGGAATAAATATTCTGCTTGATAAAGACTCCATTACATTTAAAAATGCATCCTTTGTGTTTATTGTATACCTATACAAATTTAATAAAACATTTGCATCAAAGACAATTATACTTTCATTCCATAATTTCTTAAATTCAGCTTCATTAGGGGCATAATACATGGGAAATGAGCTCTTCATAATATCACCTTCCTATTTTTATAGAAAATGAAAATTCGATTATTCTTTAATTGATTCCTGATCCTTCTCATTATTGCTTTCTTTCTCTTTTTCCACGATTTTAAGAGCTAATTGTGCCCAAGTCTCCGTTCTTAGTTTCTCATCAAATATCTTGGAAACAAGTAGATTACTATAATGTAGATGATTACTAAAAACTAAGCGATTGTGAAAATCACTTAATGATTTTATGGTACCTGAGTACATTCTCAAGAAAATAACAGCAATAAAATTAGTTAGAACTCCGGAGACTCCTCCAACTGCACCAACAATTAATTTATCATCGCTATTTGACACTAAATAGAGTGTTACTCCAATAATGATTAGTCCAGCAAATAGATTGGCTATCCCTATATAGAAAATCCACGACCCTTGTTTTAATGATTGATCGTAGTACCTTTTTAATTCTTTTTGATGTAATTTGAACTGTTTTTCTGCTCTCATTTCGCTTGACTTTGTACCAACACTCTGAAGATCTATCTCGTCCTTAATTTGATCTATGCGAGCATCTATACCACTTAATGGAAAAAACAGCAAGGCCGCTAAAAATACAAAGGAATACACTGATAATCCCAATAGAGTCCAGTCAATGCTGCTATGTATGTTATAGTCAATGATTGTTATAGTTGCAATCACAATTTGTGTCACTACAAACAGAACTATCAAAATACTTCGAAACACGACATTTTGGCTTCTTTTAGTTTCTATTTTTTTTAACGCACTGTTTAACAATCCATTTTCATCATTAGCTGTATTGGTATCACTTTCATTTTTTTCAGTATTGGCATTTGTACCATTTAAATCTACATCATCTGCTGGATTATTCATTCTCACTGCACCTCTTCTAATGTATGTGCTTTTTGAGCAGCACTATGAATATATGTATAAGCGATTGCAAGAACAAACTAGCACAATTGATATTAAGGTCGCAGCAACACTTATCCCCAATACGGCCTTATCGAAATTATAGAAATAAACCGTAAAAATCAATGTTCTATGGCAGAAAAACTTTTATATACGCACCAATTATACCGCCAACTATTGCAGTTACTCCAATCTTACTTAGATCCCATAAAAACTGCCTTCTTCTTGATAATATTCTTTCCTTTGTAATCAAAAACTCTAAATTGACAATCGTCTTTGCTTCAGTCACTCTCTTTCTAATAAATAAATCATGTTTATAAGCATCTGAATCTCCTCCGGCAGAAAGTATCCTTTGGCTGATTAATTCTTTCTTCCATTCAGCAAAAGAATTATCAATAAATGAATATAAAATCGATCTAATATTTCTTAAATCGTGCATTCCTAATTTGATGAGTTTTAGATTAATAAATAGTTCTTTTAGTTCATGATTGATTGTACTCGAGAGTTCTTCGAAAGTTACTGTTACCGTAAAAGTACTTGGGTGGCCATACCTGTTAAGATCATCAAAGGATTTAGTAGTCCGTGTCATTATGATACGTTTTGCAGACTCTAAACTATCGGTAACAACCTCAGATATTTTCATCTGTTTCCCTCTCTTTTATTACATACATCCCACAGTATTAATTTCTACATTAGGCAAGGAAGAACTTGAAACAGCAGATACTTCACCGCTTCCAGCCAATTCGCCAACAGGCTTTCAATCGATCAACGTACGTGATTGGTAATTGTGTCTTCTTGGGTTCGTTACCTGGGATGATTCCGGAAGATTCAACATGCCTAGGTTCAGCGAGTCATCTCGACTCCTAACCTCAGTAGATTTACTTGGGCATATAGTATCCCATATAATCATCAACGTCATATAAAAAACTAAACACATTCCGGCGTGTAGTTGGTCCTGTTATAGAAGCAATTGATTCATGAACAGCAGCACTATAGTTTGAAAAATTCAAATCATCCCTATATAATCTAGAAATTCGATTTAATTTATTATTTTTGTACTCTTCTGTTAATTTATTTCGCAGTTCTTTAGCCATATCTACCGCTTTTATAGGATCAGATTCATGTATCTTCATACCTTCTCTTGCATAATGAATAAAATATTTCATTTTTTCAATGACTTGATCAGTAGTAATTCGGTGTAACCCATCGTATAAAGCCATACTTTCCCTCCTCAGCTTGATCTCATTTCCAATATCCGATAACGATCAAGGAAAACTTGACTGGATAAAACGAGGTACTTTTAATGTTCAACAACAATAATAGCACCTGTTATAATGCTAAAGATTCTACCAAAGCCACGGTTCTTTTAATTTTGTTCGCTTGAGTATTTCGGCTTCCTCCAGACTAATATCAAGCAAATCAGTATGTTTACTTAGATACTTCCGTGCCCACGGGTTTAAATTATATGGAAATACCGCCCCTCCATGACTTAGTTGAGAAGTTCTTGAGATTACCTGATATGCCTCTAATTCCGCTACTGTCCCATCATTTATTGGTAATGACTGTGTATTAGTATAGTTTGAAAAATAATATAGTAATATTTCTTTTTCCTGTAAATTAAGGGACTGAAGACGCTTTATTCTGAATTTAGAAACCCTCATTAACCTTAATCTATTCACTAACCAACTATAGATAAAATGAAATAGATTAACTAATGTCACAACCCCTGCAATCAAAAAGGCAAACCAGATATAAGAGTTGTACTCTACAATAAACTGTGCTAGTCCTGTTCGATTAATAAAGGAACTAGGTGAGAACAAAAGAATACTCGAAATAATTGCAACAATTACAAACAACTTTGCAGTGTACTTTACTGCACCTACTAGCTTTGTTAGAATCGCTTCCATCCTAATCCCCCCATCTCACCCAATCATACATCATCTTCCAATATCGGACAATATATGACAAAAGTCAATAATGAATATTCAGAAGGGATAACTTTCGACGGATACTCTGAATCATCCGCCGTGTACCACCGACAAACAATAAAAAAGTCCGGATGCGAACTCCGGACTTGAGGCATGATGACTATATCTTGTGGTGAGTTGGTCTTGTATTAAATGCTATTCTGCAATCATTTCATTTTGTGATCTCTTAACTAGTTTTATAGAAGCAAAATTTGCTAAGAGCCTCTTCTTACCAATAGGAGGCTTAAACTCTACATGTATCTCAGTATCTACGCCCGAGTATCTTACATCAATAATTTCTCCTCGTCCCCATTTTTCGTGGTCAATCAAATCCCCAATAATATAATCAAAAATTCGAGATTTGTTAAGTGAGCCCAAAGCATTATGGTACATTCTTTTATTTCTGACTTCTTTAAAGTCTTCCAAGACAGTTTCGTTAAGCAATTGTTCTTGGCCTAAATTCATTCTAATAACCTGATTCGACAAATCCGTTACCTTTTCCATGAGTTGTCCCAGCACTTGGTCACTCGGCTTTTCACTATTCAATAGTCCTTCTATAACTAATCCTTCGTGTATTGGAGTCATTAGTCCATCAGGATTGTTTAACGCACTATTTGAAAAGTTAACAAGTAGAACCTTTGCTTCTGCAACACTATCCAAATCCTTAAAATCAAACATAATTGTCCGTTGATCCTTGACATCAAACGGCAACGTTGTATTGATATCACAAATTTGAACATAAGGCCTTCTGAGCACATGCCTTATTGCAAGCTCATAGAACACATTAGCATTCGTATCGGTAAGATCAGCAATAACAAGATCAGCATTTATAATTGCTGACGTTATCTGATGTGTAATAGCTCCAGGGTTACTAATGGTGTCTGCTCTGACAACTTCATCTTCTTTAAAACCGCATTCAATCATAGACGGAATAATAATGTGCTTTAGAACTTGGTCTGCTCTTCTTCTTACTTCTGTGCCTGCTGCTCCTATAGGAGATACAATAAAAACTTGCCGATTTGACATGCTCCTGCCTCCTGAATATTGGTAATCATTCATTCGACATTTTTCTTCCAAATCCTTCAACTGTTTAAAATAAACAGCCGTCCCATTTGTATTGGAACGGAAGAGCGAGGCGGTCAACTTCATTCAATTCATGGAAAAAACTTCACCAAAAGAACTTCAGATTATCTCCTTAAAGAGATGCCTCCTATTGAAGGCATCATAATATGTTCATCTGCTTCTACCAAATATTCTCCAAACGTCAACACATATGCATCAGCACGGTCAGGTGACTTGAGTCCACGTTTCTTCATATCGTCTTTACTTTCTAGCATGATTTTTCCCTTAGAAGTCATTCGCCATTTCCTTGTTGAAAGTTGGGATATCAATCTATTGTCGTCAGGTAATTCAAAATCCGGCGTTTGACCATTAATAAAAGCAGTCATATTCCCTTCTAGCGCTGTTCTTATTGCCCCCCACATTTCAGATCCAAGATTTCCGTAATGTTCATCGAGTGTCTTACCATTATTGTTAATCGGGACTATTTCCCATGACAAGCCTTCTTCAGCAACAATTTCATTTAACCGATCAGTTACGCCGCCACCTACACCAGTGTCATCCACGCGAATTATTACTCTTTCAATTTCTGGATGTGCTTCCAAAACATATTTTGTTATACGAACAACCCAACCCGCTGTTACCATTGTATCTTCTTTATGATGATGTTTTTCTCCAACAACTTTCTTACCGATACCGGCGTAAATAGATGTTTCATCATCACCGAATCGCGCAACGTCACAACCGACCGTAAGAACAGTTCCAGTTGGGATTGCTTTGACTTCTCTTGCCGCAAATTCAGCAGTTTCTAAAGTTATGAATGTCCCCGATTCGCCGCGAGGAAACTGTCCTTGAACCCGAACACGCCAAACGTCGCTACCTTCACCATACTTCTGCTTGAGCATTTCAATGTTTTCTTTACTTGTCCTGGGACTATCAAGGCACGATACCTGATGTGTCTTATAGATATTGCGATCTCTATTATGAGAATCAAAAAAGAACCCACTAGTTTTAGTAGGGTTCCCGCACATAAATAACTTATTATAATCACCTGATAATGTACCAAATATAGCGGCCATAATCCTATCATCAACACCTGAAGCTTCATCTACTATGAAGAGCATGTAGTCTTCATGAAATCCTTGCATATTCTCCGGCTTGGTAGCAGTCCTGGCTGTCGCAAACCAGCGCTCTTCATAATTACGCATATATACTTTCGTCTTAGTCCATTTGAGAATACGTTTGAGAATCGGACTTTTTGATTGCCATTTACTTATTTCAGCCCATAGGACATCGTTAAGTTGTTGTCTTGTTGGAGCCGTACAGACCACACGCGGAAACGGGAAGCAACTTAGAAACCATAATGCGATTGCTGCTTCAAGAGCGGTCTTCCCAACTCCCTGTCCTGATCTAACTGATACAAAGCGGTGGTTGGCAATATCTTGGGCCACTTCCATTTGCCATTGGTCAGGGGTAAAGTTTAATATCTCTTTGAAAAATGTATTCGGACTTTTTCGATATACAGGAATACGCAACTTGAACGCTTTAAGTCGTTTCGTCAAGTTCTTCTCCTTGTTCATCGTCCATCACCCCACTCACCCAATCATTAATAAGCGATTCATCAGAATCACCATCACCATTTTGCAACTTATCAACTTCAAGTCGAAGTTTTTGAACTTTAAGCTGATCTACTTCGGACATGTAACCCAAGTACTTCTCCAGTTCCTTCAGGGCTTTCATCCCTTGCTTCACTTCACTGATAACAGTTCCATCTATTTCATAATCATTTTTGAAATCGACATAACTGACCGCTTGCGTCATCTGTGAGCCATCATCCCGTAGAACTGGATTTCCCTCCTTATTGAAGAGCGGCATATCATCCTTGCCGAAATTCACAAAGTCAGTGATATCAGCGAAGGCGATTTTCATATATTCAGCTATCACCCTTTGTATGCCGAGTCCTAGACCCGAAGTGATCTCTTCTGTATGTCGTGCTATAGCAGCTTTGATTTCAGGTTTCCTCAAGAGTTCCCAGCCTATGGAGTAAGCAGTCTTTTTGCTGTATCCCGCTGCAATGGCTGCTCTTGTAGCGTTGAAGTCCCGAAGATACTCCATCACGAATATGCGGTTCTTCGGGGTTAATCCTTCATCATCTGGAACTTCCGGCAATTCAGGTTCAGGCTCTTTCACTACAATCTTCGGCGCTATGGAACGTTCCTTATTTACGGAGCGTTCCAATACCTTTTTCGGAGCGTTCCGTTTCTTTGGAGAAGAATTGCGTTCCTGTTCCAATACTTCTATAGTATCGAGCGTAGCATAGACCTCTCTTGGTCTATCCCCCTTATATGGTCCTACTAACTTCTTTCTCTCCATTGCATCGATCAAACGAGCTGCTCTGGAATACCCTATCCTCATACGTCTTTGCAATAAAGAAACCGAGGTTTGTTTCGCCTCGGTTACCATTCGTACTGCATCTATGAATAACTCGTCGACTTCCCCATCTCCCTCCTCTTCATCCTCATTCGGAATAGAGGGCATTCCGTTCCGTTTCGCTTTTTTTGGATCGGAGCGTTCTATTCCAGCTTTTTTGCCAGTCAATAGGTTTTCCCATTTGTCCTTTGCCTTCCAGCCGCGAACGGTTCCATCCGAAACGCCTAGCTTCGCTGCAATGTCAATCAAGGTGACTTCCCCATTAGCCGCCATATACAATTCTTTCGCTTCATCTCTCTTGGGATCTCTTTGTCTTCCCATTACATTTATCACCACCGCCTTGAAATATAAAAAAGGTAAGGAAACTTTTCCTTACCTCCGTGAAATCATGTTTGTTCAACTATGGCGTTATATCTCTCTAGTAATCCATACTTCTTAAAGAGAGCTAAATTATGCTGATTAGATTCATCTGTAAATGTGTACAGAAACAAAATTTCTGTATCGTGTAAATTGACATCAAGTATCCCTACATATAGTTTTTTCTTATCTTCATCAATTTGAGAGTCGTTTATAAACTGTATTGTATACACAACACTTCGTAGATATTTATTGACAGATGCTTCAGAGTGAACTATAGTTCTGCCTCTTTTCTTAAACCTGATAAGGTTTTCCACTGCTACTAATCCAATATAGGTTTTTGATGATGTCCGAAATTCTACTGAGTTCAAGTTTGTTTGAATAGTCTCGATTAATCGAAATACTAGACTTTCCAACCTTTGTAAATCAGAGGTTTTACGTTGTCGTTCAAGTTCGGACGCCATTTTTGCAGTTTCATCCTTTAGTAATCCAAGCTCTTCAGTTTGCATGCTTATCGCCTGTATCTGCAAACTTAACTCCTTACGTTGCATTATAATAGTATATATGATACCCGCAAAGGCTAGCCCAGAGAACAATGAATTGATCGCTCCGAACATGTCACCAAAGGTTCCTCTTCCATCAAAATTTTCGGGGCCATAGTACAAGTGAATAAGCAACCAAGATAAGCCCCATAGACATACAACAATTACAGCCAACCATATAAACGGTTTATATGTGGTTTCCTTTTTATAAAGCTCAGTCGACGACTCCATTTTGACCTCCGTATCAAGAATTAAGACGAACCTAGATGTTAGGTCCGTCTTATTTTTGTGCTACTCCTCGTAGATTACAAGAGCCGTGAACATCATGCTTGGGTATACACCCGTTTCACTATCCACAGCTATCGACTCATGAGCGATAGCATACTTTACATCAATTAATTTGAATGTACTTAATGCTTGTACAAAGAAACCATTTAACTGAACTTCTAACTCATCCAGTTTATCATCCGAAAAAGATGCCACCTTAATCATGTTATCATCTCCAATCACTTTATTTACCTGTAATCTCCCCGATTATAACTTTTGCTTTTCCTTCAAACTCACCTTTTTCAGGTATCACTTCAATATAAACTCTTTCAAGTCCACCAACTGGTGCTTTGATATGAACTGTTTCCTTATCATCAACTAATGCTTCACGAATAATTGTACGTTTAGCATCGAAAACCTTAACAGTATATGAATGATCTTTATCAGCAACCGCAATATCAAACTCAATGTTTGCGAAGTTATTATTCGTTTTTAATGAAAACGATCGAGAGGAGTACTTATGTTCAAATAAAACCACATATCCGCTCTTATATGTTTTACCTTGTACTGTGAGCATACCTGGATCAATTGAAGGGTATGTTGAGTTATCTGACTCATAGTATAGTTTAGATGTAACGAGGTCTTGGGCCTTGTCCTTCTCTCCTAAAGATATCTCTAAAGTTTTAGGATCATAATTAACCGGGACATCCAATGCTTCTGCAATTGCTCTCAACGGAACATAGTTGCTTCCTTCGAATGTAATCGGTCTGAGTTCTTTCCCATTAGGATCTTTAGGAACAAAAGACTGCCCATTTAGCTTCAACGTGATGCCGTAGTTTATCTTAGCCGAGATATTCTTGATCACTGGCCCGGCAGCACTCACAGAAGCTACACCCAAGACAAAAGACATTCCGACTAAAAGCCCAACTGTTTTCTTTTTCAATAAACACACTCCTCTCTTGATAGTTACATAGTTCTACACTTCCCATCATTATCCTTCTTATTACATGGGAAAATTGTCATATTTTATTATGAAAACTTACTATCGTCTATTGATTTCAGGTAAGGAAAATTATCCTGCCCAAATAAAAAAGCACCCTGAGGGGTGCTAGTTAGGAAAAGGAACGAAGTTTACTATAAGTAGTTTCTAATGTTCCCTGTTGCTGCGTAATCAAATGCAATTACCTCTACTTTATACTGCCAGTTTTTATTCATGTAAAAGTCCAATGATTTTGTGCCACCATTTTCATCTATAAGTATATGTCCGGTTCCTGGATCATGAATAGTCATTTGTTTCCATACTCCACTACCGTCTTTATAAAATATATATAAATGAGCCGGTCCCCCCGATGAAAGTATAATCTTTCCGTACTGCCCTTTACCATCAACAACTCCTGACTCGGCATAAGTCCCCGGGTTTACAGTAACAACTGATGAGTTCGCAGCAAAAACAGGTAATGCACCAATCAATGAAAACACTACCACAAGAAAAATAGCTGTCATCTTCTTCATTGATATTCATCCTTAATTTGTTATTTATACCAATTCAATACTATCAACGTCAGATAGATGAGTCAATATCATTTCTGTTAATTTTTGTTCTTTAATGAAATATGTGTTTGACCATAACCTGTTGTCATGGTATATTCATGTTGTCCGAAGGAATCGGCAAATGAAAAAAGAGTCGTTAGGGAGGGCATCCCAGTGACTCTTTTATTTTTGTTTATTGAATATCCGGCAGTCGAAGACCAACTTCCCCTTCTGAATTACGGCCCCTGCCATAGTCGATAATGACAAAATCCAATGTTCGATTGATTTTCAAGCTTCTCGTAATACTTGCAATGGCCCTCCGACGTTTGTCTGAGAAGGTTGTAGCCGAGATTCCCGGCACATCCTTCCGATAACCCTTCTCCATATATGTTTGCGCCTTCTTGTACTTCATACCATCCAGAAATAAGAGTTTGGCAATCATACCTTCATGCGGATCTCTAATATTATTGATGACGCCCTTAATGATTCTCGTGATAACTAGGTAAAATTCATAGTTGCTTTCCCTTTTATCCTTAAGGACTACAGTGTTTGCCGTTACGTCCGAAGTCAGCTCCTGCCCCGTTTCCCTCTTGCCTGCCGATCCTTCAGCGCAAAGGAGATCATAAGCGGAAAGGCCGTTCTCCATTTCTTTCTTTGCAATTTCATAGTCGCGGCAGATATCAACCATGTCAGTGTATCTATCCAGCAGCCACTTCACCTTTCGGACATCATCTGAATCAATGTCATCGAAGAAGGTTATCTGTATAATCTCTTGTATGTCTGTTTGGTCATTATCAATAACTATAACATTACTCATATTATCACCACCTGCTTTGTGAATAGTCCTTTATTACTTTAATCATATAATTTGTTTGGTGCTAAATAGCTACGGATTTCCATTACCGTGTGAAACAAAAAACAACCGAATACGTAGTATTGTTAAACTATGTTAAGAGGAGTTCAAACTACTATGAAAAAAATTATATATTCCATTCAAAAAATAGCTAAGGCTAGTTTGGGTTTGATGATTATATCACTTGCACTTTTAATAGCAGTTTCAATTACTTTTATGTTAGAAGGTAAGAGTGTGTTAGACAATGAATTGATAACTAAAATCAGTCTGATTTCAATACTTTTTGCACTTCTTCCTACAACTTCTCAATTAATTGATTTAGTACAAGATAAAAAGAAAGAGTTTACAGTCACAGGTAAATGTCCCCGTTGTAAAACGAATTACGAGATGACAATGATTGAAAAGGATTGAAACTTTATCACTAGTCATCTAATACCCTCCTTCGACTTACTTTTTAAAACAACATCCGCGGCTAGGTGCTATAATCTCAAATAGGACGGTGATATCATTGAGCGGATTTTTACTCGTAGTCATTATTTTTGCAGTGCTATTTGGTTTATTCAGAAAAAAGAAGAAGTAATGATATTCCCCGGCCTACGGCTTCGCCTGTGTGATTCGGTCAAGACGAAGCCCTTCGGCCTGATTCTTTGTTTCGTCGTTCTTCGTCACAGACGCTGACTAGTTCTAACGGCGTCCTTGTGACGTTCTAACGCATCTAAAGCCTCTTTTACATCGCCCTCATATCTCGTACCCTCCGCAATTTCAGATAGCAATTCGATGATATGCTCCTGCTTCTGTTCCAATGATCTAGCGGTTTGCACAGCACACGATATAAGTGCGACCCTCTCACGCTTGTTCATTTTTATTCACCCTTTCTGCTTCGCAAAATTGACCTTCAGCGGTAACACTGCCATCTGAATCATCCCAGCGTCAGCGGGGGCCGTATTCCATTTCTCCGCAAGTATAAATTCCACCGCATCCGCATTCACAAAGCTCCATCTCGTCATCCGTTTCATCCGTATAGGTAGGTTTGTATGCTGTCATACCGATACCTCCTATTTGTTTTAAGAAATATATGCTAGTCCATAGCAAATCTACTAATTCAACATATAATAGATTATCTTAGACGCGAGGGGGTGCCCCTATGTGTAAGTGCAGAAAACGTCGTCGTCGCCATTGTCGGGAACGATTTGATCGTTTTGACCGCTTTGATCGTTGTTGTTGTTTTAATCGTTGTTGTTGTTTTAATCGCTGCTGTTGTTTTAATCGTTTCTTTTTCTAATCCCTTTGTGATAGGGCGCCTAGGGGCGCCTTATTTGTAGTTCATCGTCCGTCTTCCCCTCCAGTAAGTGAGGATGGTCATGGATGTTACCTACGACCTCACATTCGTCTGAGATGTACTGAGCATCCTCAAACAGCGGTGTTCCGTTTGCACAAAAAGCGCCGTTTTCGTATGTTACAAGTTCATAATGATAAGTTGTCTCTGTATTCTCAGGTGTTTCATATAGATCAGGAACCTTCAAGATATCACCAGCAAAAATGTACTTCTCGTTCTTATCCGGCACACCTGAATCTTGCCCTACTGTATCGGGAGCGACCTCGTAATCAGTAAAATACGAACCAAACGTTGAGTCTCCATGCAGCGTTTCGACCATAATAAAGTGTTGGTCTGTTGCCGCTTTGTACCCATACCATCCAACGACCAATTCACCGTTATCCTCCCGCTTGCCTCGGTATGGTCTCATTGGGATTCCTCCAGTCCGGCCAATTGGTACAGCATTAAACTTGCTTTTGCCGCATACTTATCATGATGGTAGTCAATCAGCCCCTTTTTATACTCCAATACCTTTCGGGCTACTTCTTCAGGACTCTCGCTGACAAAACAAAGGCTATGAGGTATATCAAGACGTGTCGCTCCATCTACATCCTCGATAGCAATTATTAATTCAGGTGCTACAAATACTTCTTTTCCGTTGTTGCTTTTGGTCAGTTTAATCAATGTTCTGTTTCCTCCTCCTTGGGGGATAGCGCCTTATTGATGCGGTTTACTGTTCCGATGCCGTCTCATGTCATCGCGTCGTCTCTCTCAACGATTAGAGCAGCTCGCAACCGCTCAATCTCCCTATCCTTGTCGGCTATCTCCCTCTGCTGCTGCTCCAGCACATCAGAGTCAATGTTAAAAGTCCCCCTTCTCAATTTCGTCCGCAATCATATCTGCCGATTTCAGGCTAAAATACCCGTTCGAGTACATCCATTCCAGTAACTTCTTCCCGTCCACATTCTGGATATGTTGCTGTATGTGGTTATTCATCCTTCTTATCTCTCCCCTCAACCGAATAGAGTTAATTGACGCTCGAAGTAATCAAGAGCAGGCGGGAAACGATCTGCGCGGAGCTGCAAACATCCTTTCCCGCTCTTGCTATACCCCACCTTTTGAAATCCCGCTGCGTGGAAACAACCGCCTTTCAAGTGCTTGCCTACATAGGTGATCATTCCATCGCTCGGCGGTTCACCCCATTCACCTACTGTTATTCCAATAGCTAGCATGATAAGATGGCTTGAAATATAGGAGCTTTCATTTCGGAACATGGTACATTCCCACGCATTTTCAAAACGATCATCTCTGATTCCCTGCCAAGTAACCCACAATGCCTTGCCGTCCTGTCCAAGCAGCACAAGGTTTCGTCCTGGTCTGCAAAACTGATTGCTGCCCGGCGTCTGTCTTGTATAGTGCCTGTCTGCTAATGCTAATGCCCTCTTGTCGCCTTTATCTATCAGCTTCCAGTACACTTGTATCTCTCCCCTCTGATTTAGACCCAGACCCTGTACAGCCCCCACTTCGTTAAGCGGATTCGGTCGAGTTGATGGCGGCTACGCCGCGAAACCGTTCAAAATCAAAACCATGTAGAATCTTTAATAGTCGTTCAACCTTCGGCGCTCTCCAGGCTGTCATAGCATATGTGTGTGCTTCAGGTGTGTAGTGGTAATGGTTCAGTTCGATATGTCGCTTGGCTTCTGCTTTCGTCAAGAACATCGTATTTTCGCGTACGAAATGTTCTCTCTTCGTTGGAATGATATATGCGTCTTCATCACGATATTTCTGAATCCACTCTAACGCCGACACTTCGCATTCGATCTCCTTAAAGTCTTCCAATTCTTCATCAGAGATTTCCTCGTCTTCCTCAAGGTCTTTCAGGTAATCGTCGAGTTTGTAAGACTCTCCAGCGTTGGGGCTATAGATATAATAGCAATCTGCGTTATCTTCCATGCATTCAACTTGCCTGTAATCGCCTACTGCCCAAAAACGAGGTGACGCTTGAAAATCATTGGATTGTGTTCTCAACTCCTGTTGAAGCTCGATCAGGAATTCAATGTCTTGAATCATTTGCGGCAACGCCGGCTCCGACACGACCGAATCACCCAGCGTAGCGGTATCCGCGCTTTGCGCCCTTCTCACCAGCGATTCAACCGCCGGTCCCAAATGTTCAGTTATTGGTTTCATTTCTATTTCTCCTCTTCAAGTTTTGATATTTCATCTTGCAGCTTAGATTCTTCTGTCCTAAGATTCTTGGCTGTTGATTCAAGTTCCAGCAGAGCCTCCGCTATTTCTGAGAGGCGTATTCTCAAGGCTTTTAACTTTTGATTTGTTTCTGATGAGTTAACGGTTGGAATAGGCTCTCCCGTTTTCTTAGTTTCTTCCTTCAGCTCAGCCGTTTCACCCTCGCGCGATTTTCCAGCGTCTTCAACCGCGTCAATCTCTTCACGCCCTGGCGTTTTCTCCTCGACCTTAATTTCTTGTTTAATTTCCTTGGCGTCTTTAATGGAGATGCTTCCCTTCTCTTGATACTCGGTAAAGGCTTCTTGCTGCTGATACTCCGACAATCCTGATAATTCATAAGCTGTCGACATGTTAACCCGCCCTGCCCTTAACTCCTCCTTGAATTCAGGAGCCAAATTCTTTGAAATAGCTTCCATCCTGCCTACATGTGCGGGTGATACGTCTAGTGTGCTGGCAATTAAGTCTCGCAGTCTGCCGGGTATTTTCTCCTGCTTCTTTATTTGTTCCAACAGCGCCTTTAACTCTTGCGCTTGTTTGACCTTTTCCCAATCACTCAGTTGACGAGTTGTAGAGTTTGTCATAATGAGCAGAAGCTTTTCCCGCGCCTCATCAACTTCGGTTTCAACGATACAAGGAGCCTTTTCGAATTCTGCTTTGCCTTCTTCAAAAAGCGCTATGCAGGCAAGTCGGCGGCGATGCCCTGCAATTACTCGGTATGTGCCTGTTTCCGTCGGAGTTACAACCAAGTTCTGTTTAATCCCAAAAGCTGCTATAGATGCTTTTAACTCCTCGATTTGGCTCGTATCATAAAAATTATCTTCTGACGGTTCTAAGGAACTTATTGGGATATAAGTAACTTTGTACTCCTGTTCATTGGAGCGAATTAACCCGCCATCCTCCTTCTTCCCAGCGTTAAGAATTTGAGTCAAATTGAATTTTGACACTTACCTTCATCCCCTTTGTGATTTGTGTCCAATTCGATCACATTTCCAAATACTCAGATACTAGGTTTATATAGTCCGTGGCGGCTCCGCAGCGGCGAGAATATTCAATGATAGGTGCGGCGGCAAAGGTGCTTTCGTCTATCTTTTCTGTTTTGCGGATATGTGTTCTGAAGAGTGGAGCGAAGCCACTCCTCACCTTGCTTATTAACCTCGTTACGCTGGAAGCATGTCACGAAACAGCCTATCAGATTGATTTCTGGGTTAAGATCCTCGCGAGTGTTGTCTATCTGCTCTTTCAACTCGGCAAGTCCGTCAACTGCAAACTGATCGATCTTAACCGGTATCGCTACGTCATTTGAAGCTACCAGTGCATTTATGGTCGATATGTTGATATCAGGTGCATTGTCGATAATGCAATAATCATAGCGGTCTGCTACCGACTGTAGAGCAGTTCTAATCCGCGTTTGTTGCGGTCTGGAGCTGTCCATCATTACTTCCATATTGGCACGGAGTAAATTCATATTGGCCGGAATAACATGGAGATTGGGATAAGCAGTAGGCCGGATGATTTCATCTAGGTTTACATGGCGTTCCGTCATGACCTCGGCAATGCTTGGGTTATCATAGCTGTGTAGTCCGAACATTTTGGATGCATTGCCCTGCTTATCGTTGTCTATGAGCAGCACCCGCTTTCCGAAAACCACAGCCAGGATATGAGCAATGTTCACTGCGGAAATGGTTTTCGCCACCCCGCCTTTCAGATTGATTATGGATAGCACTTTCATTTGAAATCATCCTTTCACTTAAAATTTATTTGAATATTCCGACTAATCTAGTTGCATACCGATGTGCTTGATACAATATCATCCATCATTTTTT